TCCGGTGGCGGATCTAGTAATGCTGTTGATGAAATGAAAGATGCTATTCAAGCTGCAAAAAAGCCAGTAGTTGTTTTTTGTGATGGAATAATGGCATCAGCTGCTTTATATATAGGTTCTTATGCTGACTTTATTTATTCACATAGAGAGAGTGATAGAATTGGATCAATAGGGGCTTTAATCGAATTGCAAGGCTTTAAAAAGATTGATGAAGATAAACAGACTGGAGAGCGTTATGTTCGTATTTATGCTGATCAGTCAACAGAAAAGAATAACGAATTTGAGCAGGCAATTAATGACTTGAATTTTAAACCAATAATTGAAAACATACTTAACCCATCAGCTGAACAGTTTATTAACGATATGAAAGCTAATAGACCAAATGCAACTCCAGAACAGCTAACTGGTAAGATGTTTAAGGCTTCTGAAGTGGTCGGTACATTAATCGATCAGATCGGAACATTTGAGGACGCAGTTAACAAGGTGATCGAATTGAGCACCTTCAATTTAATAACCAACAAAACCAACAAAAAAATGACAAAAGAAGAATTAAAACAGCAGCATCCTGATGTTTACGCTTCTATCATGAATGAAGGTGCTACACAAGAGAAAGACAGAGTTCAAGCCTGGTTAGCATTTTCTGAAATTGACATGAAAGCAGTTCAAGAAGGGATCGAAAAGGGCGAGAATGTAACCCAAAAAGTAATGGCTGAGATGGGTGTAAAACAAACATCAAAGCTAACAGTAAAAGAAATTGAAAACGAAAACCCAAAACAAGTTGAGATTCCAGTTGTTGAAAAGACAGCTAAAGAAGTAGAGTCAGAAAACTTTTTGAAAGGTGTTCGTCAAACAGCAGGCTTAAACTAAAAAGGAGAAAAAATTATGTCAGAAGTAACAGTAATCACACAAACAGCTAACCAAATGACTACTAACTATGATGTTAGTAAATTTGCATTAAGGAACAACACATTTATCACAGCTAGCTATACTGATTCAGGATCTGGAAGTACATTAGTACAAGGTACTGTAATGGGTAGAGTAGCATCAACAGGTAAAATAGTTGTTTTGAATCCATCCGCAACAGACGGCTCTCAATATCCAGTTGGAGCAGTAGTTGAAACTAAAACAGTAACAGCAAGTGCTACTGTAGATTTAATGTTAGTAAATAGAGGTTTAGTAGATAGCTCTAAAGTTACCTTTGTAGGTGGTGATCAAGCGTTCTCAACTCAAGCCGACAAATACACCATTACAGCCGTATTATTTGGTGAAGCTGGAAATGCTTTAAAATATACTGTAGCAGTAGATGGAACAGGAACAGCAACAGCCGTTAAAACTGGTAGTACTTGGGCAATAACATTGCTTTCAACTGCTAAAACAGTAGCTGATTTGATTGCTTTATTAGCAGCTAATGCTGATATCAGAGCAACTTTAAACGGTTCAGCAACAGGATCAACAGCAGTAACATCAGTTTCTTCAGCAGCTTCTTTAGCTGGTGGTGAGACTTTCTCAGTAAATACTATTGTTGACTATCGTAGAATTTCAGACTGGTTATCAGATATCGGTTTAGAATTGTCAGCAGGTAGTGAATTAACAGCATACGACAATCAATAAAAAATAGGAGGAAAAAATTATGTCAATACCAGTACAACAAGCAAGAGGAATATTAACACAGACAGCGATTGAGAAATATCGCGAAATGGTTTCAGTTCCTTCATTTTTAAGAAGTTTTTTCACTGTAAAAACTACACCCGCTAAATATGTTTCTATCGAGGTTCAGAGAGGCACTGAAAAAGTAGCTGTTGACGTACTTAGAGGAACAGACGGTAACAGAAACACTTTCAGCAAATCAACTGAAAAGGTTTTCATGCCACCTTTCTATAACGAGGCTTTTGATGCAACATCTTTAGATCGTTATGACTTAGCATTTGGAGCAGATCCAATGTTTACCCCAGCCACTATTGGTTATATGGCTTCTGATGTAGCTGAAAAATTAGAGCTATTGAAAGCAAAGATCAACAGAGCAAAAGAATTGCAATGTGCTCAAGTTCTTTTATCAGGTACTGTAACCGTTAAAAATGGTGATTCTGTTGACTACAAAAGAAAAGCAGACTCAATCAAAGATAACTCAGGTTCTCCTTGGTCAACTGTGGCTACAGATATTGAAGCACAATGTATCACTGGTGCTGAATTTATCAGAACAAAAGGTAAAAATAATACAGGCGTTTTTGATATGATTATGTCAGGAAAAGTTTTTGTAGCTTTCAAAAAATCTGATTTCTTCAAAAACAATGCTAACTTTAATCAAGTTAAATTGATTGATATTACTTCTCCAGCTAAAAATTCAACTGGTGCCGCTTATCATGGTCAATTCTCATTTGGTGCTTACATTGCTAATGTATGGACTTATGACGAAGTTTATGACAATGAATCAGGTGTTTCTACAAGATACTTAGATGATAAGTATGTTGTTATGTTACCAACTACTGGAGCTAAATTAACCATGGCTCACGCAGGTATTCCAGCTATTTTGAGAGATGTTCAAAATGCAGAGTTCCCAGCATACATTACACAAATGGAAGCAGAAGAGTATGTAAATAACTACATTGATGAGAAAGCAAAAGCTCATTGGTTTGAGATTTATTCAGCTCCTTTAGCAGTTCCAGTTACAGTAGATATGATCTACACAATGAAAGTGTTATCAGCATAATGGAAAATACTGTTAAAAATTACAAGCTAAAAGCAATTACGATCACTTTAAACAATAAAGTGTATCGTAAAGAGGATGGTTTTTTGTTCAATATTCAGAACACTAACCAACACCAACTTGAATTGGCTGTAAAATCAGGTTTAGTAGAAGAGGTTGTTGAAAAGGTAAAAAAGAAATAAGATGAATTTGTTAGATACAGCCAGATTGGATGCAAATAGAATAGTTCAGGGGGAGTTTTCTTCCCCTTGTACTATTACTAATCCAAAAAGGACAGTATCAGCAACATTGACAGCTTTAAACACAAAACACCACATCACTATTAATCCAGAAACAGGACAGCCAGTAAACGCAAAAAACGCTCATATTTGTTTATCTGAAACTAAACTGATTGAGTTAGGATATACCACTAGGGTAAATAATGAGATAAGTCTTATTGGCCACTTTATAGAAGTATCTGATTCAACAGGAATAGTTAAGAAATACAAAATTTCAGAAACATGGCCAAATGAAACATTAGGTTTAATTGTTTGCATACTACAAGACAGTTTATGATTGAAAAGTTAAAATATATTATTGAAGAGCAAAATTTTGAATTGATTCGCAGTCGAATTGGTGAGATATTAACTTGTGAGTTAAAGAATCAAGCCAATCTAACTGGTAGTCAATTTTTAAAAGGTGTTAAGGTATGGATTGAGAGGGTAACTCCTTTTGATCAATCCGAACTCCCAGCTGTTAATGTATATTTCAATGATACATTATATAACTCATCAACAGTAGTAAACCAACAAGGCCAAAATACTTATCATATTGACGTACTCACTAAATCAAAAAACTCAGGATCACAAACTAACGATTCTGATAAACAGTCTTATACTTTAGCAGCTAGATTATTAGGTATCATAAGATCCATTTTGCAGGCTCCAGAATATGTAAGATTGAATTTTGAGTTAGGAACGGTTACACATCGTGAAGTATCTGAAATTAGAATGGGTAAATCTGGCAATCAAGAAACTCAATCAACAGGTGGTGGTCGTTTGGTATTAAAAGTAAATGCCAATGAGTTCACAAAAGAGATTAAGGCTTTAGAAGCTTGTAAATATACAACAGTAGTAACATTAGAAGAAACAGAAAAAGGTTTTTATTACGAACTAAAAAATAGTTAAAAATTATGTCAACAGGATCAGCAGTTGGAACAGAAAGAGTATCAAGAGTTGTAGGCTATGCCATTGAAAAAGGTAGCTTTCAAGAATCGTCTCCTAACATTCCACAAAAGATAATCGTGTTTGGCGAAGCGAATACAGATAAGCAGTCAGGATTAACAGTTGAAAAATTTGATTTTACAACTGCAAAAGAGGTCGGAGATGCTTATGGTTATGGCTCACCATTACACCAAATTGCTAGGATTTTACGTCCTATAAACTCCCAAGGTGTTGGAGGTATTCCAACTACTATTATCCCACAAGTAACAGCTGAAGCAGCAACAGCTACAACAATAAAATTTGCAGTAACAGCATCAGCAGCCACAAAAAGCACTACTCATTATGTAGTTATCAATGGCAGAAATAACGTAGATGGAGAATTTTACGCTATTAACGTAGTTGCTGGTGAAGCAGCCGCTGCTATTGAGGCTAAAATGATTTCAGCCGTTAACGCTGTTTTAGGTGCTCCAGTAGTTGCATCAGTTGATTCAGGTGATGTTCTTTTCACTTCAAAATGGAAAGGTGTTAGCTCAGTTGATTTAAACATTACAATAGATACTAATGGAGATGATGCTGGTGTTGTTTATGCACAATCAACAAAAGTAGATGGTACCGGTATCGTTTCTTTAACAACTTCATTAGCTTTATTTGGCAACGAATGGAACACTATTGTAGTTAACCCTTATGGTGACTCAACTACATTAGCAGCTTTAGAATCATTTAACGGAGTTCCTGGAGTATCAACTCCAACAGGTCGTTATTCAGGAATTGTTTTCAAACCGTTTATGGCTTTATTTGGTAGTGTAAAAGATGCAAAAGCAGACTTGATAGCTATTACTGATGCTTCAGCAAGAAAAGATCAAGTAACTAACGTACTTTGCCCAGCTCCAAAGAGTTCTGGAATGCCTTATGAAGCAGCCGCTAACATGACTGTTTTAGTAGCTCCAATGTGGCAAGATAACCCACATTTAGACGTTTCTAATATGCCTTATCCAGATATGCCTATTCCAACTAACACTTCAGTTGGTGATATGGAAAACTATGAAAACAGAGACTACTTAGTAAAAAGAGGATGCTCAACTGTTAATGTAGTAAATGGAAAATATACTGTTCAGGATTTAGTAACAACTTACCATCCAGCAGGAGAAGAACCACCACAATTTAGATATGCAAGAAACTTGAATATTGACTGGAATGTAAGATATTCTTACTTCTTACAAGAGCAGATCAATGTTTTAGATCATGCTATTATTGCAAGTGATCAACCATCAAGAGTAGGTAAAATCGTTAAACCAAAACAATGGAAACAGATTCTTATTTCTTTAGGTAAAGACTTAGGAGATCGCGCATTGATTACAGATGTAGCATTTTTTGAAGACTCAATCAGAGTTGCAACATCAACTACAAATCCTGATAGATTTGAGACTACTTTCTCTT